CTATTCATCCATCTCTTGCGCGTTAAGTGCCCATAACCTGGCAGCTTCAGACAACTCCAGCATGTCAGAAAGCACGGCGGCATTAATCTCCAGGCGGCGCCTTACGGCATAGGCCATTGCATCAAGGACTGCAGCACGTCCGTCAGGGTCCACGATCAAGGCCGAATTATCATAAAGCTCGTCTAGCCATGGCTGCGGAATGCCCGCCCTATTCAGCACGACACCACCACGACTGCGCGTAGAAGGCATCGCCAATCTGCTCGATGCCATTCAAGTTCATCCCCCCCTGAGCCATCCCGGTGATTTTCACGTCATGAAGCCGCGGAAGGATGTCAGGGCCAGGGCCCGGATTGAAAACCCAAGCACTGAAAGCCGCCCGGCCAAGCTCTTCGTTCTGGCATTCATAGATGTGAATGTCGCCCCGAATCGCGGGGGTCCTCCGCAATTCCTCCTTGGAAAGCGCAACGCCCAGAACTCGGCGCGGTGTGATCAGGAAATACATTGGACAACCCTATACTGTATAAAAACACAGCATATTATCCACAACTCCCCGACCATCAATCGGGCGCTGACGAGTGGAGCGCCCGCTGGTCTACCGTGAATTAGATGAACTGGCGTTTGGAGGTGGTTATGTGTGGTCGTGTCGCTCAGTACCGATACATCGATAACTACTGCGACGTTCTAGGACTCGCCGGCAAGTGGCTGTCGTCGATCGAGAACAAGCCGCTGGCCCGGTACAACGTGGCCCCTACGGCGTTGGTCGCACTACTGCGCCAGACTGAAGACGGATTGCACGCCGACCTGGTGCGCTGGGGATGGCGCCCGCATTGGGCCAAAGACCGGGCCGCGCCAGTGAACGCCAGGGCCGAGAAGGTGGCCCATGGCCCATTCTTCCGCCAGGTCTGGCCGCACCGAGCGCTGTGCCCTATTGACGGGTGGTTTGAGTGGGTAGACGAAGGCGGGCCGAAGAAACAGCCCTACTTCATCCGCCGACAGGACGGCGCTCCTACCCTGTGCGCAGCCATCGGCCAGTTCCCTGATACAGACGAAGACCCGGGCGAACATGACGGGTTCGTAATCATTACCGCGGACTCTGCAGGCGGCATGGTCGACATTCACGACCGCCGTCCGGTTGCCTTGGCCCCGGATCTGGCGCGGGAATGGATCGACCCGGCCATGCCCAAGGAGTACGCCGAATTGATGTTGATACACCAGAGCGAGCCAGCCGATGTGTTCGAGTGGTACCGGGTCGACACTGCTGTAGGCAACGTGCGCAACCAGGGTCCGAACTTGGTTGAACCAGTCCAATTACCAGCCTCATGAACACTGTCCCGGGCCGGCCTCGCCCGGGAAAGTGCTGGAGCTTCGAGATTACTTACCCGCCACCTCTGTCATCAATCGGGCGGACTCAGCAAAGCCAACCCATTGACCGGCGGAGTCTAGACCGCGGCTCACCAACTGCTGCTTGGCCAGTTCGTTAAGATCAACCTCACCGCGCAAAGCCGCAAGCAGGACATGTGTTGGGAAGGTTTGGAGGTACATCTCGGCGGTTTCCATGAAGCGGTTTCCTTTGTGGGCGTGGACACAGTAACGCTCCACGCAAATCGAATAGCAAGCGAATCAGATCCTGTGCGACGACCATCTAAAATAGCCCTCCCAGAGCTGCGGGAGTCCAGTTCATGATCACCAACTCACCTGTCACGTCGGCTTTGCCATGCCGCTGATTGGCTGTGGTGTAACGGATGTCCAAGGTCTCGAAATGAAACCCTTCGAACACTCGCCGGATATCCGGATGGTCGTTGATGCTGACCATCACCTTGCCCTTGCAGCGGCGCATGAAGTCGGCCATGCGTTCGTAGTTCTCGAAAGGGAAGTCCACGCCATACCCAGCGGTCTGCCAGTAAGGCGGGTCCATGTAGTGAAAGGTGTGGGCACGGTCGTAGCGTTCCGCGCATTCAAGCCAAGAGAGGTTTTCGACGTAGGTGCCAGACAGCCGCTGCCATGCGGCCGAGAGGTTCTCCTCGATCCGCAACAGGTTTATGGCGGGGCCAGTAGTGGCGGTACCGAACGTTTGCCCCGTGACCTTGCCACCGAAGGCGTGCTGCTGCAGGTAGAAGAACCGGGCAGCGCGCTGAATATCGGTCAGCGTCTCGGGGCGGGTCATCTTCTGCCACTCGAAAATCTGACGAGAACTGAGAGCCCATTTGAACTGGCGGACGAACTCTTCCAGATGGTTCTGCACCACCCGGTACAGCGTCACCAGGTCACCGTTCAGGTCGTTCAGCACCTCCACCGGGGCTGGCTGGGGGCGCATGAAGTACAACGCGGCACCGCCGGCGAAGACTTCGACATAACATTCATGAGGGGGAAAGAGGGGGATCAAGCGGTCGGCTAGGCGGCGTTTGCCACCCATCCAGGGGATGATAGGAGTAGACATTAAGAGCAAGACCTTTACTGTATATATAGACAGGTGCTAGGCTCGCCGCGCTTTGTGCACGGAGCAGGAGCCTTGGCTGGACTTGCAGGGGCAATCTGCAGGGACGGCGGCCGGGGTGGATGTTGACGCATCCAGACCGGCCGCTCCTTTTCACTTCTGTGTAGATACTTTTCTGGCGTAGGCCTGACAGGCCGCCAGGGCGATCAGTCCTTGATCGCCGTCGTTGGTGATTCCGATAATTCGTTGAGCATGCGCTGGGTCAAGCCGGCCGCGTGCGGCTCCATGAACCACGCCGCCGGCGGTGGTGGTGGCAGGCACTGCACATCCGCTGCTGGCATCGGCAGCGTCGAGGAGGACTGACAGGCGCAGATCAGCAGTGGCAAGACGGTCACGCAGGCGACCTTGATCACGTTGTGCATCGCTTAAAACTCGGTAATGGGTTTGATCACTGGCCAGCAGCTGCTGCTCCAGGGCCAGGCGTTTGTCTTGTTCTTCACGCTGCCGAGCAGCTGCGGCCAGATTCAGCTGATTGAAGCTTTCCGCCTGCAGCCGGGCTTGTAGCTCCAACTGCTTTCCGTAGCGCCAGTCCTGCAGGATCCAGCCACCCCGGCCACCCAAAGCCAACCCCAACAACAACATCAAGCCAGCAAGCCGCCAGTTCAGCACATTCACATCAGCACCTGCTCAGCGCGCTTGTAGATCGCCAGACGATCGTCCAGCCCGTTGAGTCCGCCGTTGATCCGTCGGGTGATGGCCTCGAACGCCGCCGGCCCCTTGTCGGCCAGTGAGTTGAGGCCGGCCTGGTGCCAGAACCAGCCGGCCGAGTCGGCAGCGTGCTCTGGCCGCTCGAGCAACTCGGGATGGTTGAGCAGATCGAGGCCCAGTGCTTCACCGCAATGCTGGTAGTTGGTGCGGCCAGTCACCTGAATCAGGCCACGGCCGCGATACTTTTGGCCGTCGCCGTCGGCTTCGAGCGTGTTGCCCAACTGCGCAGCGAGCTTGCCGGTGTCGTACTTGGCCAGGTACTGATCGCCGCCCAGTTCACGGACGTAGCGCAACTGGCCAGACTCATGGCCGACCTGGGCCAGGAACGCACGCTTGCGCAGCGGGGTGACGATGCCCCACTTCACCATCGCCGCATTCAGTACAGGAAGAAAAACGCCGGCTTGGGTGCCGGCGTTGGGGAGGATCTGTTGCAGCTGCTTGAGAGTGACAGTCATCTTGAATCTCCAGTTTTGGCCACTCAGGCCGGTTTCACATCGACCACCTTCAGTGGCTTGTCGGATTTCTTTTTCTTGCCCTTGGCCTTCGCCTTGCCCTTCTTGCCGCCGTTGCACTCCACCGCGGTCGACCAGCCGGAGGCATCGAAGGTCTGCTCGACGCTGTCGACCAGGTACTGACCATCCAGACCCACCTTGAAACCCTGGGCATTGATCAAGCGCTCGGCGAACAGGTCGGTGCGCCCGGGCATCTGCAAGCGCACGCTGGCAGTGGTGCGGTTGAACGCTGCGAGCTTTGCTTTGGCCGCCTGTTCGGCTGCGGACTTGTTCGGGTAGATGTGTCGATCGGTGTGCACGCCCGGCAGCCCCGATGGGGCGTCGTCATTACCCAGCTCGACCACCACCAACTTCCCGCTCTTTTTGTCCTGATGCTGGGTCTTCACGGCCTTCTGTGCGCTGCGGTCACCGAGACGGAACTGCCACCGGCTCACGTCCGCCGGCGTGATAGTGACCACGCCAAAGGCCTTGCCGCTGGCACCCTGGCTAGCTTCACGGGGCAGGACCAGCAGCTTGCCGTCCGCGACTTTCGCGGTGCAGTCGTATTGCCTGGCCAGGCGGGTGATGAAGTTGAAGTCCGACTCGTTACGCTGGTCGACGCGGTCGACCTTGGTCTGCACGGGGCAGGCCGGTGCCCAGCCATTGCGAGCCGCAATGTCGCGGACGATCTGCGACAGCGGCACGCCCTCCCAGTTGCCGCTGCGCGTGGTCTTGCCGCTGCCACGCATGTCGCTGGCCTTGCCCCGGATGACCATCGTGCGTGGCGGCGCGGAGACTTCGATCTCATCGACGGTGTACCGCCCGAGGCGGGCCAGCGCCTGCCCCGCATAGCCCAGGTAGACCTCGATCCGCGCCCCTCGGGCGGGTAAGGCAACCGCTGCATCACGGTCATCGATCCGCAGCTCGAACTCGTCGGAGTCCATCCCAGGCTTGTCGGTTGTTCTCAGCAGCAACAACCGGTCATTGATCAGCGCCGTGATGTCCGCGCCATCAGCGACGATGCGAAAGGTAGGTTGCATAGGCACTCCAGAATGAAAGAGCCCCGCACTAGGCGGGGCTCGTTGAGGGCTGGGGGGTTACCCCCACAGCTCGATGGTTTCGATCGATGGCGCCGCAAGGTCGGGTAGCACGATCACCACCCCGGTGCGGTAGGGCTGCGGCTCATCAGCCAGACCCGGATTCTCCTGCAGCACCCACTCGACCGTGCCGTTAAGGTGCCCGTAGTGCTGGTAGCACAGGGTGTCGAGCAGATCCCCCTCAGACGTTCTGCATGTCGTTGCCATACTTCACGAACTCCAGTGAGAAACCCTGCTTGCGTGGGATGCCGCCAGCCAACAACGCGCCCTGCTCTTCATCGATGCTCAACAGACACCAGGTGCCGAGCACATCGCCATAGCCCGTAACCAGGCTGACGGGCTGCAACCGGCGGACGATGGCGCGAAGGGTGTCCAACTGCTTGATCCCTCCCTTGAAGCCGGGATAGATCACGCCCTTCAACGTGATCTTGTCCTCGCCCTGCCCCACCGCCTGCTGTGCGATATCCCGCGTCAGGCGCTCCTGGCCAGCCCAGCGCGCTGCCGTCTGCCGCCGCAGCTCGTCGAACGCGGCGGTGTCCAGGTTGAAGTAATACGGCTGCTGTTTGGCATCGAGCGGCTGCAGGATGAGCAGATGCGGGAAGGGTTTGATCGCCTCGGCCGCCGGCGTCGCCAGCGAGGCAAGCGCGCTGGTTGGCAGGATGTTGGCCAACGACGGGCTGACCTGGCCGGCTATCCGGTTGATTGCCGCCGATGCCTTTCCGGCCTGCTCCTTCAGCGAACCGAGTCGGTCTTGTACCGCCGTGGCACCGCTGACCACCTGGCTGTAGGTGGAAGCCACCCGCCCCACGGTGGATTGGGCTGCGCTGATCGCCCGCATTGTGCGCTGCAGTTTCTGGCCAAGGGCCGGGCCAATGATCGGCAAGCCCTCCAGCTCGGCTGCAGCCCCCGTCATATCGCTTACAGCACCGGTCAGCGGCCCGAGCATGCCGTCGAGGCTAGTACGGCCAGCCTCCCCCGCGGCAATCAATGAAGACAGCGTCGACTGCATAGACTCCATGTAGGCCATGGCACCTCCTTAAACATGGGGTTCGTCGAAGAGTTGCCCAGCAGCCTGCCGAGCAAGGTTTTCCCGCGACCAGGTATCCCAGCTATTGCGGATGAATCCCTCGAGCGAGCGGAACAACTGTTGCGGATCCTTGGCATCGCCTTGAATGGTGATCGGCATATTCGGCATGTAGGAGAACTGCTGGTCGACTTTGGGCGGATCGGACTTGGGCTTGGCCTGTTCGAGCGCCTGGGCGACCACCGGAGCTGTCGGTGCCGGCGCTGCGGCTCCAATCGAGCGAGCCACGTCCCCAGGCGCCGCGCCCTTGTCCTTGTCGGCCTTGGCCAACTGCTCGTCCTCGCCGAACAGCTTCTTACCGAGCCAACCACCTATGCCCTCCCCGCCCATACCGCCGAAGGCTGCACCAATGGCACCCCCGATGGCGGTACCAATGATCGGCACGACCGAGCCAATCGCCGCCCCTACAGCACCACCCGCCAGGGCACCGGCCAAACCGCCCGCCGCAGTGCCGTAGCCTTCGGCTTTCTCGTCCTGGGTTTTCGCGTTGAGGGCCGTGTCGACCAGGGTCATGCCGGCATCGAGCACTTTCCCGCCCGGCAGTTTGCCAACGAACTTGGAAGCCTTGCCGACCGTACCCAGCACCCGCCCCATCCGTCCGACCTGAGTCGCATCCGCAGCCGCGCTCGCGGCCACCAATCCGGTCGAAGCACCTCCACGCACCACCCGCCCGACTGAACTTGCAGCAGGGGACCTGCGCGTCGCCGCACCACCGCGCCCCCTTCGCTGCCTGCGGCGGCGCCGGCCGCCTGGCTCTGCAGCACCAACCGAAGAACCCACCCCGCCGAGATCCCTGGCATTGACGACAAAGACTCGCTGCGGCTCATTGCCGAGCACGCCACCACCATCGTTTGCAGCAGCTCCGCCAAACACTTTGCCAAGCACACCAAGGCCAGCATCCACCGCCTTGTTGCCGGTCTGAGGAACACCGCCACCGCCAGCAGCACCGCGTCCCAAGCGATGGCCACGCGCAACATTCCAAACGCCGCGCCCGATCTTCGCCGTGCTGTACAGCGTGAGCAGCGCACCGATACCAGCAGTGATGCCGGCAATGCCCATCACTACGCCCGGCGCCTTGTCCGACAGCTCCGTCAGTTTGCGGGCCACAAAGTTGATGCCCTGCCCGACTTTGTCCGTCACCGGCCGGATGGCGTCGCCGACACTGCGCATGCTGTCATCGACCGACTGCAGCGTCTCCTTCCAGATCTGCGACGACGTCTCGCGCCGCTCGGCCAGGTTCTTATCCAGAATCCCGGTGGCATTGGTCGAGTCGTTCTTCAGTTGGGTGTACAAGCCCCTGTTCTGCGCATAGGCCGTGAGCGCCGCCTTGACCTGCATGTCCGCGAACAAGTCCCCGGTACGCAGGGACTTCTCCAACGCATCCAGGGCAGCCCTGGCCTTCTCCGGGTCAGCTTCCTTGCTGACACCGGCCTGGGCATCCTTGATCTTTTTCGCCTTGGCCGGGTCCGTGGCCTCGACATACTTCAGGGCCAGGGCCATCGACGATTCGATCGTCGACATGCCCTTCTGGATGCCGGTGTTCAGCGAGGCTTGGTAGTCGATGCCAGCTTTCTTGTAGGCATCGACTACCTCACCAGAGCCAATCTTCTCGATCCAGTTCTTGAAGTTGTTCGCCGCTTCATCCGAGCTGCCGGCAGTTTTCATCTGCACTTGCAGCATCGACCCCAGAGACGTCACTGCCTCTAGCCCCGTGCTGCCGCTCTTCTCCATACCGGCCAACAGCTGCGGGAACCAGCGGGCCATGTCACTGGCCTCAAAACTGCCCGCCTGGCCTTGGTACGCGATGGCCTCGAGCGCCTGCTGCATGACCTTGGGGTCGGTGATCTTGGCGTTCTGCTGCAGCGCCATGATCATCGATGCCGTATCGACGCCACTGGCACCCTGCCCGACCGCGAACTTGGCGGCGGTAGGGGCATAGGCCAGCGCCTTGTCCAGTTCCATACCGGCACCGACGAGCTGGTTGACCAGGTCGGCAACGTCGTTGCGCGACATGCCCGTGTCCTTGGCCGTATCGATGACCGTCCTGGTCAGCTGGGCCTCCTCGGGTTTGTTGGCCACGTCGGCCTTGATCGCAATGTCACGGATCACGGCCTGGTAATCCGCGCTGATCTTCGTCGGGACTGCGGCCATGCCTACGCCGACAACCGCGGCGCCGATGTTCGACTTCAGCGAAGACTTGCCCGCATCGATCTGCTGCCGTCCCTTCTGCTGCAGATCTGCTGCCTTCGCTTCGCGCCCAAGGCGCTGGTACTCCCGAGCAAGGCGCCCGACCTCGACGCCCTGTTTCTTCAGGGCATCGAGATTGCCTTCCAAGCGACGCAGCAGACCGGATGCTGCTGACGACCCACTGTCATGGGCCTTCTTCCATTCGTCCCTGAGCTTGATCGTTTCGCCGATGGTGTTCTTCAACACCTTGGCCCGACTGCCCTTGTCCTCGAGCTTCTTGATATGTCCCTGGGCAGTGCCGAATGCCGCACCGAGCGATGCTGCAACGGCACCGCCGATTTCCAGCGCTATCGCCAGCTTTGCCATGCGCTACCCTCCTACAGGCTCAATCCGTGAGCCACCAGACGATGTCCATCCAGGACATCACCGAGATCTCCGCTGCCGAAAAACCCAGCTCTGCAGCCAGCCGTTTGGCCAGCTGCTTCTGGGTCTGCGGGTCAAAGCTCGTCGTCTTGCACCAGGCGAAAATAGCCGGCCTGTAGACGGGTGTAGTCCTTCAGTGCCAGCCCTTCGAGATCCTTCACGCTGACTTCAGCCAGCGAGGCGAACAGATTCAGCTCACGCTGCTCATCATCGCCGTCGGCGGTGACCTGGGCGCCGCGAATATCTCGAACAGTCGGTGCCCGCAGGGTCAGCGTGTCGACCGTGACGCCGTTGCACTCAGTTGGCTTGCTCAGTTTGACGGTGACGCGATCGACGTCGACCTGCAGGAATGCGGGGATTTTCTTGGTCATGGAAGTGTTGTCCTTGTCTGTGAAGTTACAGGCCCAGGGCCCGGCGTTGCTCGGCGAGCTGGTCGACACCGTTGATGACCCGCTTCATGCCCAGAGCATCGATCTCGTAGACCACGCGTCCGTCGACCTCGAGCTTGTAGTAGGTCACTGCGACGTTGTGCTTGATCTCGGCCTTGTCACCTGGCTTCCAGTCGCCCATGTCGACCTCTTTCAACGCCCCGCGCAGGGTGACGATGACCGGGGTGATCTTGCCCTTGAGGCCCTTGTAGGCCCCGCGGAAAGTGCCGTTGAAGGCGGTGCCGTCAGCCAGGCCGAAGAACTTCAGCGACTCACGGCGCACGCCGGTGGTGGTGAAGCCGGCCTCCTGCTTTTCCATGCCCTGGTCCAGTTCCACCGGCACATCCATGCCTCCGGCTCGATGCTCTTCCATCTTCAGGGTGAGCTTGGGCAAAGTCAGGCTGGGCACATCGCCCTGGAAACTGATGCCATCGACGAACAGGTTCAGGTTGGCCAGCGTTTCGGGAATCATTGCCATCGGATACGCTCCTTATGCGGCGTTGTTGTCGAGGACTTCGGTCAGCCACTGATTGGTGACCTCGACGCGGAAGTTCGGGTTTTCGGCCGGCGGGACGTCGGTGAAGCGGATGTTCCAGTACACCTTGCCCTGCGCCAGTTGGCTCTCGGTGTTCAGCTCCGGGTCGGCGTACACCTCAAAGTTGATGATTGCGCCCTGAGCTTTCAGGTCGCGCATGAACGCCCGCAGCCCCTCGGTCACATCGTTGACGTAGGTGGCAGTGATCGATCGGTCGACAGCCCACTTATGGCCGTACAGGATCGCGTCCATCACGATGTCCATGGTCCGCACGCGGGTGACGAAGGCCCACTTCGGATCACTCGACAGCGTGCGGTTGCCCCACAGGCGGTAGCCGTCGTCGCGAATAATGGTCGTCACATTGGCGTTGTTCAGCAGGTTCGCCCGGCACGTCTCGTCACCGTCGAGAAACTCGACCGGGCGCGTTGTACCGGTGATACCGACAAACTCTTTGTTCGAGGGTGAAGCCCAGAAGCCGTACTCGCTGTCAGTCCAGGCAAACAAGCCGGCAACATAGGCCGAGCTGGGCGCGTTGACGGTCGCACTGGTGTCCGTGTCCCAGTACTGCACACCGGGGTCGACCAGAAAGGCCCGCTTGGCACCGAACTCGCCGGCATAAGCGATGGCCGCTTCGTCGGTGGTGTTCGGGCCGTCGATGATGGCGATACCGCGCAGCTTGTCCGCCAAGGCCACCAGTGCGGTGCCCACGGCCTGGGTGGCGCTGTACTTCGGTGTCACCAGCAACCGCGGTTGCGCGTTGAAGCGACTCTTGCCATCGAGCAGTGCCTGCATACCGGTACGCTTGCCGTCGGCCAGCACACCGCCGATGATCGCCGAGATTTGCTCCGCAGGATCGGCCAGCTTGTCCACGCCGCAGGCGACGATAACTGCCTTGGCTCGGGTGTAAATCGCTCGGCAAGCCTTGGTGATCGCGGCATTCTGGCCGAACGCCGCGATCGCCTCGCGCTCGTTGGTGATCAGCACCAGGTCATTCGCTTTGGCCTTGGCGTCAGGGCCAGGGGTGAAGGTGTCGACCAGGCCAATGATCGATGACGACGGTAGCGCGATGGTGCGCGCCCCGGTATCGACGTTCGTTACGGTAACGCCGTGAAAGAAGCCACTCATTAAAGTCTCCAGATACGAAAAAGCCCCGCATGAGCGAGGCTTTGGTGGGTGATGATTACGGGTGGTGGAAATGAAAACGCCCCGTCAGTGCGGGGCGTTATCAGGTTTGTTCGGGCACCCAGCCAGGAACCGTAGGCCTGCCCGCAACCGCTGGGAATCCCGGGGATTGAGGCCAGTCGCGCAGTTCCTGCACGTAAGTCAGCAACTCCCGGTACTGATCACTGCCCAATGTGGTCGAGAGGCCCAGCTCAGATTGGCCCCGATGGCGCTCGACCAACCATTTAACGCTCTCAATGGCCGCGTCCCGCCAGCTTCGTTCGAGTGCTTCAACCTCTACCGTCGGCGGAGCCGGCGGGGCCTTGAAGCTCCCGTCTGAATGCAACCACCCGACCTGTGTATCGGCGTTGCAAGGCATCCAGATAAGCGCTTCATGGAAGCGCCCTGTTGGGTCAATCTGGGTCAGTTCCTTGACCGTACCGCCTTCGAGTCTTGCCCACATTGTCATCACCATTGAATTGTCACCGCCCCGTTTGCCCCATTTGGCGCGGGGCCGTCAGCCCGGCCGCCGCCGCCCATTCCTGGGGTTTTTGGTGGGTTGTTGTCCGCACGAGCCGCAACGGATTCACCGCCGCCACCCGCACCACCCAAGAAGGTCGTATTGGCTGAGTTGCCAACGGGCACACCACCAGCCCCTATTGCTTCATTTTCATCACCGCCGAAACCTTTACCGCTACCCGGAGCATTGCCATTCACATACCCGCCATCACCACCAGTGGCAGAACAAAAGCCCACTGCTGACGATGATCCCCCCGCACCACCCACACTGCCTTCGGTTATCGCCCCCAAGCCACCAGCGCCCACCGTGATCGATACCTGAGTGATGCCGGTCAGGTCGACCAGCCGGCGCGAAATCCCACCACCGCCGCCACCCGAAGGACCGGGCACCACCGAAGATCGGCCACCACCGCCACCGCCACCCGTGACTTGCACCCAGGCCTTCGTGACACCGGACGGCACATTCCAGGTGTAGACCCCCGGCACCGCGTAAACGGCGCGCCCGCGAAACGGGAACTGAGACGCAAGCTTTTTCGGGGAAACCATCGTGCTGTCATCGGCGCCGGCGTTGACCAACTGTTGCGTTGCGAACCGGGCGATACCGAGTAGGGTTTCTGTAGCCTGCACCACCTTCACCGCAATAGCCTGAAACACGCGCAAAGCGCTCATGGGTTTGTTGGTATCAGTACCCGCCTCGGCTTCCGGCTGGCTGGCAAAGGCAATGCCATACCCCGCCAGCGTGGTCGGGTTGCTCCCCGCCTGAACAACGCCACGCTCGTCAATCGTGACCGAGCGGTAAGTGCCTGCCACCTTGCCCGGTGGCAGTACCCCATTGACTGTGACATCCACGTACTCGCGGGTGGCCAGCACCACAGACGGGTCGATTTTCAACTGGATGTTCGACGTACCGCTGGTGATGATGTGCATCCGCACTACCTGGTTGCGCCCAGAGTTCTGCGCCAACTTCGGCTTGTAACTGGGGGGCATATTGCCCACCGCGGAAAACACACCATCCTTGTCTTCCAATGCCAGCTCGCGCATCCACCAGCCACCGACATCAGCCGGCAACACCAGCTCAGCAATAAGCACATTGGAGTCAGTCGGAGAAACCCGCAGCTGATTGAGCTGGGCGCGATAGACCTGATTAACGAGCTTGGTTTGCGTCGGGCTAGGGACGGGGTCAGCCCCTCCCCCGTCGCCAATCAACATGTACTTGGGCTCCCAAGGAATGCCCAAGGCGTCGCAGTTGGTTTTCTTGGCGGCACCGAGCGTTGTCAGCATGCCGCCGAATATAGTGTTCTGATCAACCATAGGGATACATATCCAGTTCGTCGAGGGTATAAACGCTTACGCCGCTGTAACCCTGGATCACCATATCGATGTCAGGATTGTTCCAGGGGTACACGTCGATTTCGTCGCCGTCATAAATGGCCACGCCCACGAAGGCGTCGATGCGGCTTTCTAAAATGATGTCGAGTCCGGTCAACTGCCGACTCACGGGCTTGGCGTCGTCGATCAGGCGCTCCAGTTCCCGATACATCTCCTCCGTAATGCCGGTTTCGAGGACACCCACTTTCAGCGCGAAAGTACCGGGCACGCCTTCGGGCACGGTCTGCCACCATTCGACCACTTCGATCAGGTAGCCCAGCGGTTCAACGACACGACGCAGCGCGCCAATTGTTCCTTTGTGTGCATGGATGTAGAACGACGACGCGATGGCCGAACGCTTCACCGCCTCGGACCAGCTGTCATCCCAGCGATCCACCGACCACGCCCAGGCCAGCTGATATAGCAAGTGCGCCGGGCAGGTGGCGGGGTTGTACAGCGTCCGAAGCGGGATCTCGGTCACTTCTTCCGTGGCGACTTCAATGCCCCGCTCCAGCGGGGTGCTGTTCAACGGCAGTAGGCTTTTCATATCAGCTACCCCGCGTCACGCTGATATCCTCACACCAGGCCGCCTGGGCTTTGGTGGGACGGATATCTGACCACCCCACCAGCTCCACCCGACTGACACCAGCAATGTGCAGCTGCGCGTCTACCCCTGACCGCGCTACCTCCAACCCCAAGCGGCGCCTGGGGTTCACCCAGGCCCGCAAGCGCTGCTCGCATTCGGCGAGGATCGCTTCGTTCTCCGGTCCTGTGCCTGACATGTAAACGAGGGCCTCGACCCGATAAGTCAGGATCTGTGCAGATTGGACGGTGAGCCGATCGGCAACAGGGCGTACATCGTCGTCACTAAGATGCAGACGCACCGTCTCCAGCAGCTCAGGCGGAGCCAACCCTGTGCCCTCCAAGTCCAGCACTGTCACGACCACTTCGGCCGGGGCCGGGCTCTCTGCTGTAGCATCTGCCACACGTCCCGAAGCATTGCGCGCATGCAGGATGTAGCTGTTTCGTGGGCCGGCGGTGGTCAGGCCCTCATAGACCAGCTGCACGCGCTCCCGCAGGGCATCGTCGGCCTCGAGAACCCGTTCCACCGGGGGCACCGAGTTCAAATCCTCAGCCTGCACCACCAACCGCTGCAGGTTCACATTGGCGGCCAACTGGTCAAGGTCAGCCTTCGTTGCATATGCCAGTAGCAGAGACTTCGCAGCGTCGTTGACCCGTGCACGGTTCTGCATCCGGCGGAACGCGCCCAGTTCGAGGAGCTTGGTGATCGGGTCACTCTCGAGCAGCGCATCCCACTTGTCGCCCATGTACTCGCGAAAGCGCTGCAACTCTTCGCCGTAAATCTCCTCGAAGTCCAGGCTCTCCAACACCTGCGGCGCCGGGAGCTGCGATAGGTCTACTGCGCTCATACACTCACCTCCATCACTGCGCTGTCACCCAGGTACTCGCCGGTCAGTTGCAAGCTGATCTGCCCATCGACAACGGCCACAACGCGCACGCGCTCCAGCCGTAGCCGTGGCTCCCACCGGCCCAGAGCACGGGCGACTTCGGCCTGAACCGCACTCTTCCAACCCTCATTCACCGGCAAGTCCACGTAGCGGCGTAACTGGCACCCATATTCCGGACGCATCCGCCGGCTGCCGACGGTGGTACCGAGAATGTCCTCGATGGACTGCCGCAGGTGCGCCAGGCCGGAGACCGGCTGCCCCGTTCGACGATCCATGCCGATCATGGTCAGGCCTCCTTGAAGTCGGCCCGGTTGCGCATATAGGCCAAGCCAGGGGCATCATCGCCCGCGAGGGTGACCTGCCCCTGGACAACCTCGAGCACCAGCCAATCGGGCAGGACCAGCGTGCGCCGGGTGTACTCCTGGTCGATGAAGGTGACTGCCTTGCTGGGTTGCGGTAAGGGCTCGACGACCTCACCGGCTTCTTTCTGTGTCTTGGCCATGGAACCTCCAGGCATTAAAAAGCCCGCATCAGCGGGCTGGGGTGAGTGGTGCGGGTTACTTTGAGCGGCTCAGCGAACGCCTAACGCGCCACTGAGTGCGTCGGCCAATGCCTGGGCGTCAGGGTTGCCCGAAATGCTGATCGTGACAGCCATGCTCCGGCCAGGGCCGGGGTTGCGGATGTAGCGGCCGCTTTGCAGCGCCATCGCCAGGCCCTGGGCGATTTCCTCGGGGTCGTTGTCGCCAGCCAGCAACCGACGCCAAAAGCTCAGCATGCGGATGTGATCGGCAAAGCCGGTGATGCCGTGCTCCACCATCTTTTCAACTACGCTTCGATGCGCCCCATTGATCGGCGGCAGCGGGTCTTTCTCAGTCATAGGTACCTCAGTGCTTGTGGTTCGGCGTGTTGCCGGTGGTGTCGATGATCCGGCCACCTCCGTTAATGTCGCCCGTCACCGTGAGCGGACCGTTGATCGTCACTTGGCCGGTCAACGTAATCGTCTCGGCCTGTGCACTGATGCTGCTGGACTTGGCCATGATGGCCTCGCCTGTCAGTACCGCCTGTGAGGCGCCCACCTGGACGGTCACCGTGCCGCTGGGCAACTGAATGGTGTAGCTCTTGGCCTGCCAGTCGTAGATCAGCGAGCCGCCATCGTCGAAGCGCCAGGTCTCGACGTGGTCGCGGTTGTCCGGCTGAGCACCGGCGTTGCCGTACAACCCCGCAACGAAGGTGCCCTGAGCGGGCTCGCCGCTCGGGCTGATCAGGACACCCTGCTCATTCAGGCTTGGTGCCCGCCAGTGACGCGCCTTACCCGCCGCCTGGCTGTGCCAACGCACCCAGGCACTGGTCCAGCCGCTTCCGTCCGAGACCCGGACCATGGCGGCGGCGAGGTCGACCGCGACCACCCGACAAGGGATCACCAGGCTGGCCAACATGCGGTCGTGCATTGCCGATACATAGCTCACTCCATGGCCTCCGGTGGCAGGTAACTGCCTTCACTGCCTGGGCCGGTGTCGGGAACAAAACCCCAGACAAGCGAGCCTGGCGGCTGATTGGGCCAGGGCCACTCTTCCGTACCGAGGTAGATGATCTGGGTCCACTCGACCACCCAAGCCGCCAGCCCGTCCAGCTCTGGCCTGCTCCAGTCGGGTTCAGCCCGAACCAGCTGGGCCGGCTCAACCTCTATCCCCCAGGTTTGCATACGCAGCAGCACCGCCAACTGAGCAGCGATAAACGCCGCAACGTGTAGATGATCGTCATGCTCGGCACCGACGATAGCCCGCGCCTCGAAACGCGCCTCGATCGCTACCTCGCCCGTGCCTGGGTCATAGTCAGCGGGCTCGAACCCAGACAGCTCCAGAACAATCCCAGGGACGGCGATGGCTTGAAGCATTCCGGGCATCGTGCCCACGTAGTGCAGGCCAGGAATGGCCTGAGCTATGGCCTCCTCCATCGCGGCGTACACCCTCGCCAGAGGGATCGGATCATCAGCCATTACCAGTTCTCCGTAAGAGTTTGTGCATTTCGAAGTTCAGCTCCTGCTCCATCCCCACCAGCAACCGCTGGTGAGCCTTGTTCGTCCATGACTCGAAGTGAGGCCTCACCGCCTCGAGCGAGATTTTGGCCTTGGCCAGCGGGAAGCGACTGTCGTTCTCGGCGATCCAGCCCGAGCTGGCCCCACCCGCTTTCGAAACCTCGCTCTCGGGATAGTCGCTCGCTCTAAAGTGCTTGCTGGCCGTGCGGATCCAGATGTCTGGATTGCCGCCGTACACCTGCCGATAGAACGCGCCCTGGTATCGACGCCCCGCCACCGAGACACCTGCGCGGGTCTGCCTGGCCCGGCCAGCACGGCTGGCCTCGATCGGGTTGAGGCCAAACCAGAGTCTGCCCTGCCCGTTGCTGCCCACCGTGTAAGCCCGCAGGCGCTGCCGCACCGCCGCGATGGCAATGCGCTCCTGCTGGCCTACCGAACGCGCGACGTGAGTACGCAACCAGCGCAAGGTCTTGTTGATGGCCCGGCGCTGGGCTGCGTTGATCGCCTTGGGCACCAAGTCGGCAAACTGCTCGAACCCCTTCACCTGTCGAGGGTTCGCCTGCAGTGTGATCAGGCCGGTGTCGGAGGACTGCTTGTGATAGCTGCCTACATTCATCGAACCTCCCGTAAAGCGAAATTGATCCAACCCGTACCGTCCGGGTCACGCTTGGCGATGACGTACCGTCCACCGCCATCTGCAGGCGCAAGATCGCAGACCAGGTGCAGGCCTTCCTTGATGCCCGCCGCGTCACCCACACGCACAGAGAAGACAGGTTGACGGAGGCCGGTGTTGATAGTGCCGACCTTTGGCTGCTGCCACGGCACGGACATGAACCCCTTCACCGACTCGTCGAAACCTTCGATTTCGACCTCATCACCCAGCTCTTCCAGTAGCGCAGCATCCATGCCCGCCACCTGATCGCGGAAGCCCACGTCAGTCACCGCCGTCCTGATCATCTTTCGGCAGCTGGCCGCGGCGAGCGATCGTGCCTTCGGCCACCAACAGCGCGGCGACCTCCTTGCTGGGCGGGTCGTAAACCTCACCCTGGCGGATCACCTCGGTACCGTCCTGAATACAACCGTCTACCACCACGTATTCCGTTTTCGCTGCCATGTCACACCACCTTTGCGTAAAGGAAAGCATTCGGTTCCAGCATGCCGGCCAGAGGAGCCGACTGGAGCTTCAGCCAACGCACACTCGGCTCCTTGGTGACCCAGCTCTTGGGGAAGCGCGCCGCTTCGACCAGGCCGCTCTCGATGGCTTCCAGATCCTGAACGGCCGCGTAGAGCATGGCGTTGCGGGTCGAGGTGGAACCCAGAATCAAGCCGCCTGCCGGAATCACCGGTTGCTCGTTGCCGGTTGCGTCCAGGTACCACTCGTCGTAGACGTACAGATCGATGCCCGGATCGTTGAGGTAGCCGAGGTAGGTCACCCCGTCCGGCAGTTCTTCAGGCTTGATCAGCCCCATGTCCACGCGCCGGCTGTTCAGCTGTTTCAGCACCGTCTCATTGCTTTGGAAGGCATCCTGCGCCTCGGCGCTCAACACAGCTACGTTTGCCGATCGACCGGAATCCTTGGCGATCAGACGGCGCCACTGGCGCATATTGGCGATCGGGTCAGAGCCGGCTGTGTTCCAACGCCCGGTGGCAAGCGTGACCTTGTGGGTGTCTTCCATGAGGAAGTCGATGGTGTCATCCACACCGTCGCCGACTACCCGGATACGCCCGGTCGTCAGCGCTTGGGCGCACATCCACTCCTCGCGGCGAGTGATCTCGTCATCGAGGTCCACCAGGTCACGGCCGAGCAGCTCACCGGCTCGCTCAAGCGGGGTGCGTGTCGAGAATGGGTTCTCGCCCGCACCGCGCTTCAGGATCAGCTCAGCACGGGTTTCGCGCTTCGGCTGAATGTACGGCGGCTTGTAGGTCGACGAGTTGATGCCGGTACGCTGCGACACGCTGCCTGGCAGGGTCGGGTGTACGAACGGCGCCATCTTGCGCTGGCCCTTCACGATGTCGATGGAGACCGTTTCAGTGCCGAAGGTCTCGGGAGCACCGCCGTTGAAGAAGGTGTTCATGAGGAAGCGCCGCGGCGTCGCCATCTGCTCGACGGCTTCCAGCATGGTCAGGGTGTCGAAAATGTCAGTCATGGGTGCTCCAATCAACGAATGAAGAGGCAGAGAGGACGCAGAGCGGCCTTCGCAGCGGCCAGGGTCAGGCCCTCGCCAAAGGTGAGTTGGCTGCCCAGCACCTGGCCGGTCAGACGGATCGGCGCGCTCTTGGCGCCGTCGGTGGTGTCGACGTCCTGGTCGAGGATCACCGCGGGCGTCTGCGAGCCGTCCTCGGCAGCGGCCTTGCACAGCAGGTACTCACTGGTGGTGGTGACCTGGCCCAGCACCGCACCGCGGGCCAGCTTCTGGCCAGCGGCAATAACGCCGGTGTCCATCACGATGGGGAAGTCGCCCGCCGAGAGCTGGCTCGGCAGGTAGGTCTTGCGTTCGGGGTTGCTCATGAAACTCTCCTTCAGCGGCGCGACGCGCCGGCCACAATGGCGCTGACAGCGGCTTTGCGGTCAGCTTGCTTGCTGTCAGTGGATGGGGAAGTGCTGGTGACGCCTTGGGCATCGCCCTTGATGGCAGCCAGCGAGATACCGCGGTCCTGGGCCGCCTTGAACAGCACCAGGGCGGTGGCTTCTACAGAGCTGCCATCGTCGATGGCCGCCCCGACTTCCTTCTCGAAGCCTTTGGCGGCCAGGGCGTTGATGCCCTTGATGCGCTCACGCTCGGCGGCGGCAGCCTCGGTGCGGATCGCCGCGGTGTCAGGCTGGGCCGCCTGAGCGATCTCGATGGTGTTGGGGTCGGTGCCAGCTGCAATCGCCGTGCGCAGTTCTGCCGTGGTAGTGACGGTGGTCATGGTGTGTATCCTTGGGGAGTTGAGGGCCGGCTTGGCCAGTTCAGTAATCAGGGATTCCAGCGAGCCCACGCGATGGGCCAGGCCGTGCTTGACGGCATCAGCACCGACGCGGATCCCGCCGTGATCGCCCATCTCGGGTACCTTCTCGGCAGTCACGCCGAGGTTGCGGGCAACCTTGCCCACAAAGACTTCGCCCAGGGCGTCGATGGTCTCGCCCAGCTTCGCCCGGCCTTCCTCGGTGTTGAGGTCCGGGCGCTTGTTGGGGGCATTGCGGCTGACGATCTGGTAACGGGTCCGCCCGCTCACCTTCTCGTTCTCGACTACCGCCTCAACAACGACGCCGATGCTGCCGGCCAGGCTGGCCTCGTCGATGACAATTTCGCTGGCCGCCGAGGCGATCCAGTAGGCCGCACTGGCCCCGATCCCGCCGATGTACGCGACGATGCGCTTGCGCGCGCGGCCGGCGTAGATCATCTCGGCCAGCTCATTGATGCCCGACGCGACCCCACCGGGGCTGTCGATGTTGAGTACGATCGACCGGACCTTGGGGTCATCCAGCGCTCGCTGAATGTCCGTGGCCAGGATCTGCGTGCTGGTCGCACCGCTGATCTCGGTGAACAGGTTCGCGTAGCGGAAGATCGGTCCAACGACCGGTACCACTGCCACGCCGTTGCGCATGGTCACCTTGCGGGTGTCCTCCAGCTGCTCGCCACGCTTGGTCGCCAGTGCCACCGGATCGCCCATGCGGTCGGAGATGGTCAGCAGGTTGTCCAGCGCGTCGGGCAGCATCAGCCAGGGCTGCGAGGCCGCCAGCTCAAGTGCTCGAGGCATGTCTATTCCTCTTCGGGTTTGGGGTCAGGCGGGGACTCAAGCCCGCTCTTGGGCAGGGCCTGCATGTTGTTGGCACGGCGATAGGTGACTTCGCGGGTTCGCTGACGAATCACCTGCTGCCAGGGCTCGCCGGTCATCGCCGCTGTCTCCAGCGTTTCGTTGCTTACGCCGATCTCAATACGCTTGCCGGCAGCGTTGGCCTCTTTCAGCTCATCGATGGCCCCGCGCGCCGGCCCGATCCAGATGGCTTGGCAATAGGCTTTGCGCCTGGCCGGAGCGTTGTATCCGGGCAGGTCGATTAACCCCCTGGCCACAGCCTCATCGATGACCAGTTCGCGGCTCGGCTGGCAGAAGTCGCAGGCCAGCCACCAGCGGCGCAAGCTGTAGAAGCGCCAGGCCTGGAGCATCGCGGCACGGGCAGCGCTGTAGCTGCTGCTGTAGTGCAACAGCAGCTCCTCCAACGGTAGTTCCAGTGCCGCGCCGATCTCCTTCACCACCGCGGTGAAGAACGGGTCGAACTGGGCGTTTGGGCGGCCGGGGTTGGCCACCATCGGCTCCTCACCCACGCCGAGGTCCACGATCGCGCCCTCACCCAGGGCGAGCGTGCCGTCAGAGGTGTCATCACCTCCAGGCTGTTCTTCAGTCAGAGCCGACATCGGCAGGTTGCCGGTACTGAAGTCACTGCTCTTCTTGATGAACACGGTGAACATCGCCGAGATCACGGCCGCCATCAGCTCGGCGCTGCTGTAGCGCTCCAGCTTCTGCAGTGGCTCCAGCACCGGGGACAGGTACGGTGCGCCGCGCTTCTGCCCAGGCCGCTCCTTATCCGCCATGACGTGCAGCACGCGACGCCGCCCAGTTTCAGCACCGAACACGGTCAGCCGCTCCCAATGCAGCGCCTTACCCGCCAGATGCTCACCGGGGTAACCGGAACACACGTGGTACGCCACAGGCGAACCCAGCCCGTCGAACTCGACACCTTCCACCAGGTCCACCCGATCCATGCTGCCGTTCGGGTTGCCGACACGGTCGGACTCGATCAGTTGCAGCCGCGTACTGAAGATGCAACCGGGGCGCTCCTGGTCCGGGCTGGCCACGAACACGTCTCCCGCCACCATCGACGACACCAGCACCAGGGCTTGCAGCTGGTAATGGTTGAGCGTCGCTTCGGCGTCGCACTCCCTCGGGTCATCGGCGTACAGCGACCACAACCGGTCCAGTTGAGCGTTGAGCTGTTCGGCCTCCTCTTCGGTCAGGCCCAGCGCTTCATGGTCGACCTGGGCGCGGCAAACCAGCCCCGTGCCCACGACGTTGGTGCGCAGCCGTGTGATGGCCGCGCGGGCCACCAGGTGGTTACGCATGGCATCACGGGAGCGCGCCACCAGCATCCGGCGCTCGTTCTGATTGAAGTCGCGCCGTGGGCTGCCAAGGCCAGGCAGCCAGCTGGCTACACTGCGCAATACCCGTGACGCACCGCGCCAGCGGGTTTCAACCCCACCGCCGCCGCCCTGGGCAACGATCTGTTGCCCATCGACCGACGCCCTGGCCACGCGGATCGCTTCGGTCATCAGCTGCTCGGCAGCCGACTCCTGTTTACGGAACGGCCACATGGTCAGATCCCCACGTAGGAAACACGGCTGCGGCCGCGGCCCTGCAGCGCTGCCCGCTCTTGGGCGACCTGTTCGGCGTACTGTTTCTCCAGCAGGCGCAAGCTGTTGAGCTCGGCCAGCTGGACCTCGCGATCTTGTCGACGCAGGCGCTGGCCGTTTTTCAGGACGCGCGAGATCGCCGCCCGGACCTCGTCGAGGCGTTGTTGTGCATCTGTCATGGTGAACCTCGGTTAGCTGACGCGACTCCGCGTGCCCCGACCGCGCGTGACAGCCCGGCGAGGAACCGGCGCCACCGCCTGTTCAGTAGTGAAGAGGGTGGGCTGAAGCTGTTGCTGCTCCAGCTGGTCCCATTCGTTGTCGCGCAGCAGATGGGTCTTGAGGCTGCGGGCTGCGTGCAAGGCGTACACCTCGCAGTCCAGTGCCTCGTTGCGTCGGCCGGCCTTCTTCTGCCAGACCATCTTGCTGGGGTTGCGCGCGTGCGGGGCCAGGACTTCGTTGGTCACCTGCTCGTAGTAGTCCGCGCGGATCTCGCTGTACCAGTGCATGCGCCCTGGCCCGCTGCCCTTGAGGCGCATCCGGCCATCGATCAGCGTCTTGGCCTTGTGGGTACCGACGATGAATACGCGCAGGCCATACCTGGCGGCCTTGGTGTTGTCCTGACTGGTATCCGCCGACTGGGCCGGCTTGGTGAAGATCTCCCGGTCCCGGCTGTCGATGGACGCGCCCTTGATCGCCATGATGTTGAAGCGCTGGCGATCCCGCACGTAGGTGTACACCGCGTCGCTGGTGTTGCCGTCGGAGCTGTCGATGCTGACCGCCGACACGGCCAGTTGCGCACCGCTCTCGGTGGGGATCGGCGTGGCGATGATCCGGTCGAGCTCGGTCCACACCCCGTCATTCGGGTCGATCGGGTTGCCGGGCAGCTCGCCCCAGTACAACCGCCAGGACTCCTCCCCTCGCCCCCAACCCACGATGACCAGCGCGAGACGATCGCCCTGGACGTCGACACCGACCGTGACCAGCAGCGTGCCCTTCGGGGCAGTCAGCTCGGCGTAGGGTTCGGCGCGTTTCTCCAGTTCGTCCGTTTTCGGCGCGTTGCTCTTGTACTCGTAGCTCTCGCCCATCGAGCTGTTGGTGAAGGCGATCATCGGGCCGATGTTGCCAAGCGACGCCGCGTGTTCGGACTGCAGTTTCTTCTCCATCAGCACTTCGAAACGCGAGCCATGGAACGTGGCATACAGCTCGTTGAGGATGTAGCCGGCGATGCCGCGGAACTCGGCAGTTGCCTCCCAGCGCCCACGCTTGAGGTTGGCGTTCTTCTGGTGGTCATCCCAGATCTCGCCGCAGTGAGGGCATGCGTAGTACGCCGTTTCCGGGCGGCGCTTGCCGTACACCTCATGGAAGTAGTGCTCATCCTCATCGCAGTGCAGGTGGTCGAAGCTCAGCGCATGCGCCTGGCCGCAGCCGTGACACGGAACCAGGCCCACGCGCTTGTCCGACAGTTCCAACTCGGCATCAATCGCCGACAGCCCTTTGATGGTCGGGGTGCCGCCGATGATGATCTTCGACCGCCGGAACGTCTTGAGGCGCTCCTTGGCCAGCTTGATGCTGTCCCCCTGCCCCCGCAGGTTCAGGTTGCAGTCGTCGGGCTCTTCGATGGCGACCCGCGGAACCGGCGTCGATTTCACACTGGCCGGGCTGTTGGAGCCGACCATCTTGAGGAAGCCGCCGGGGAACCGTTTGAAGTCCTGACGCTGCTGCAGCTTGCGGCTGCGCAGGTCTACTTTCTTGCGTAGCCGCGGCGTAGCCTCAATCATCGGTTCGAGCTTCTCGCCGACATACTGCTTGGCTGCTTCGGCCTTGGGGAACAGGATCAGGATCGGCGACGGGTCGAGGTCGATCCACTTGCCGAGGGCATTGCCCAATACGCCCGACGTCCAGGCCACTTGGGCCGACTTGCGGCCCACGATCTCACCAACGTTCGGATCGTCCAGCGCCTCCAGTGGACCACCGGGCCAGATCAGGTGCGGTGTCTTGTCGAACCGGTACTTACCTGGTGTGGCTGACTCTTCAGGGGCCAGCCAGCGGAACTTGTCCGCCCACTGGATAATTGTCATGCGCGGGGGCGGCGCCCACTTGCGGCAGACCCGGCCCATCGCTTTACTCGCCGTCTTCCTCAGAGCCCTCCTCATCGTCCGGCTCGTCAGGATCCCCAGCGAGATCGTCGCCCTCGTCATACGCGGACAACCTCCTCAGTATTGATTCGATAGGATCGCGGATCAGTTGGTCGTCTACCTGCACGCCGTACTGGGCGGACAGGGTTGCCGCCAGCTCATCAGGGAAGGTATTCAGCAGTTCGATCTTGGCCGCGGTGATTACCGCTTCGAAGCGCTCGACCATCTCGGCTTCGATCACGACTTCCCCCAGGTCCTTGGCCAACGCCAGTTCTTCGCGATCTCCGCGCAGCCTGTCGAGTCGGTCGCGGGTGGATTCCTTCTTGCCGTTCAATGCGGCCTGGCGCATCAGCCATTCGATCACCGCCTGGGTGTCGTACTGGTTTTCGTTGCCACGCCCCACGCCGAACTCGATCACCGGCATGCCTTCCTTCTGCCACCGGCTCAACGTGCGCTCGTCTCGACCGACGATCTCGCCGAGCTCGACCTTACTGACTGTCATCCCCAT